CCAAGGAAGATATGTACTCGGTTTGTCTGGTTACTATGTTCTTCACTCATATAACACAATGCCATCACAAATGCAAAATGGTATGTGCAGATATGGGTCAGGTTTATTTATAGATACAACAGGTATAACCTACTTTAAGATAGAGGAGTTTGTATATTCTGAAACTAAGATTGTATAAAATAAAGGAGTGGTCAATGCCACTCCTTTTGTTCTATTCTAAAGATGCTTGACTCCAAGTTCCTTCTATCATCTTTAGATGTATTGCACTTTGAGCATACCCGAATACAAGGAATGAACAATAGCTATTATTATGTTTCTCGCCAATAGCTGTTATATGGGTGCTTCCATTACAATTAATGATATAAGTCTTCCACATATTGTATGATAATCCAGAAATACATGTTTTTAGGGCGTCAATAGGGTTTCCTTCACCATCATAGTTAACGGAAATAATTTGTGCAACAGATTGACAACCACGCAGAAATATATCCAACTCTCCACAGCTGCTATCGAGGCCGATTTGCGTAAAGCATTCCCAAAGGATCAGGAGATCATTATACCAGCGGCTGTACCTCTGCCACCTGAGTTGGAAGAGATTAAATAATGTATTTAAAATCTTAACCAAAAAGCGAGAGCGACTTACCATTGCTCTCGCTTTTTTGTGCGGTAAACCCCATGCGCTTTTTCGGATGATTAGTAGTAAAAACGAAAAAGTATGGGATATTCATCAGGATTCTTATATACCCGCGTGACGATCCGCAATAAGGTTGCACCGACGGGGAATGACTTCGGAACGACAACGAAGTACGAAGACGTGTGCTGTGTATGGGCAAACGTTACCTGGAGTAAGGGCGTGAAGGCTCTGCACGAAGGTGCGCTCGATGCTTATGACACGGTATTAATTCGTATGCGATGGAATAACATCGTGAGCCGCGACTCTCTCATCGTCCACGATGGTACCACCTATCAGATTATATCGTTCCACGTCGACCGGCGCGAGAACACCATCCAGATCACTGCCCAAGAGATTGTGCAATAATAACATAAAACCCAGAAGAATTGTGGAAAAGAGAAACGTAGCCATAGTGCATTACAACACGCCTGAACTGATAGAGGCGGCCATCCTCTCGCTGCGCAAGCATGGCGGCGAGAAGTACAAAGTCACTGTGTTTGATAACTCGGACAAGCGGCCCTTCGCTAAAAAGATGAAGGGGGTGACCATCATTGACAACACAAATGGCCAAGTGCTTGACATCGAAGCCGAGATGCAGAAATACCCAAACCGCTATCGTAATGGAACATATAACGGCTGGGGCAGCGACAAACATATGATGAGCATTCAGAAGTTGTGGGACATTCTGCCTGACGGCTTCCTATTGATGGACTCGGATGTGCTAATAAAGCGCAACGTAGACTTCATGTTCCAAGAGGACCAGTGCGTGGTGGGCCACATACAGACAGCCGAAAAAGCACGCAACCGCATGGGCATCGATCGCCTGGTTCCAATCCTCTGCTATATCAACGTGCCAATGTGCCGAAAGTGTGGCATCAACTACTTTGATCCTGAGAGGTCGTGGATGATGCACTCACAGGATGTGAAAGACAGAAGGAACTGGTATGATACAGGCGCATCGTTCCTGGAGGATGTGAAAAGCCACAAGAACGGCGCACACGGCAAAAGAATCGACATCCGTCCGCTGATGGAACACTACCAGCGCGGATCGTGGGAGAAGAACGATGTTAATGGTCATCTGGCATGGCTGGAGCAGCACCACAATTTGTGGCGGCTCACCCCAAAGATGCAGGGCATCACCGATGTGGCCATCTGCGCCATCGGTCGCCAGGAGAACCGCTATGCGGCCGAGTGGGTGGAGCATTACCACAAGATCGGGGCTAAAAAGATATTTATCTACGACAACTACCAGGGCGACGAAGAGCGACTGGCAGATGTGCTACAGCCGTACATCAAAAAAGGCTGGGTGGAGTTGATAGATGTAGGCAACCGTCCTGACATGCAGATGCGCTCATACGACCACTGCTACCGCGAGCATGGATATGAGTATGCGTGGATAGGATTCTTTGATTTCGACGAGTTGCTGCGTATCAAGAGCGGCGAGAAGTTACCAAAAGCACTGGCCCATTACGACGATGGAGACCAGCTGCTGGTAAACTGGCGCATTATGACCGACAATGGCCTCACGTTCTACGATCCACGACCGATGTCCGAGCGATTCACCGAGCCTATGCCCATCGATGCTCATGTAAAATACAACAGACCAGAAAATGAACATATCAAGTGCTTCGTGCGTGGCGGATTGGAAGACGTAAGATTTACTCCGACCCACAATCCACACTGCGCGGAGTACCCAAAGATGAAGTGCATCAACCCCAGCGGGAAGGAGGTGAAGCAATGCGCCTTTGCACCCATTGACCACTCTGTTATGTGGTTGGATCATTACTTCACCAAAACGGCCGAGGAATGGATGAAGGTGAAACTAAGTCGCGGCTACCATTCACTGGAGAAGCGGAGCGCAGAGATCATCTCGCATCAGGAGGAGCGGTTCTTTGCCATCAACGAGCGCACCCCTGAAAAGGAGGCCATCCTGCGCGGTGAGAATGTAGATCGGCCGGAGCCTGAAAAAGTTGGTAAACCCAAGACACGTAAACGCACGAATAGTAAAAAGACGAAATAAGTATGGAATTATTTGGTAGTAATATTTTTGGATTCCGCAGGCGCGAGGTGACACCACCAATACCTGGCATCCCATCTTCGACGGTGGAGAATGATCAGGTGAAAGGTGGCTCGTTCGAGGAGCGCATCGTTCGCGCTCGCGATCCGCAGAAGGCACTCACCGTGTCGGCTGTGTATCGGGCCACGGAACTGAGAGCCAAGACCATCGGACAGATGCCTGTGCAATACCAGCGCAAGGATGTGGAGGGCGGCAATTTTACCCCCTGGATGATGGGTCTTGGCAAGCGCATAAACTACTTGCTCCAAGAGGAACCCAACCCACTGATGAGCGGATCGAGCCTATGGGAACAGGTAACCATTGACCGCATCTTGCGTGGCAATGGCTTTGTGTATATCGAGCGCGACATCTTCGGTGATCCCGTACACTTGTGGCTGGCTCGTTGCGGTGGCTACAACTACGGCAACGACACCTACAGCGTGACGTATTTTACCAATTACGGTCCAATGATGAAGGATGACGTGAAGCCGCAGGACGTAATGCACTTCGCCAATACCTTCCGTTATCAGGACTATGCGCTGTGGGGTATACCTACTCTGAAATATGCAGCCGACACGCTCTCACTAATCAAGACCGAAAACCAGTTGGCACTCGAAACGGCTGCGAAGGGTGGCCGCGTGAAGGGTTTCATATCTGAGGAGAAAATACCCAATACCCAGGGGACGATGGCTGGTGGCCGATTCAACCAGAAAACCGTGAACGAACTGGAGAAAGATTTAAACCGCAAGGTATATGATCAGGACATCACCGCCTTGCAGAATATGGATAAGTTTACGAACGTCAGCCTCTCGGCCCAGGACATGCAAATGATTGAGCAGTTGAATCTGAGTCTCGACGATGTAGCCCGCTTCTGGGGTGTTCCCCGTCCTCTGTTGATGCTCGATACCAATTCGCACTACAACGACTATTCCAATGCCACGATGGAGTTTATGAGTCGCACCATAGGCCCAGACAAAACGGATATGGAGAAGGAAATAGCACGTAAGCTGCTGGGAGAAAAGTTCTATGGTGTGCGCCGCATCCATATCTGCGAGAAGCCGCTGCTGGCTATGGACCCCGAACGTCAGGCGAAGGTGGACAAGATGTATCTTGAGGCAGGCGTAAAGACCGTCAACGAACTGCGCGGCGAACACGATATGCCAGCTGTAGAAAATGGCAACGAGCCAATGGCTTCAGCAAACCTACTGACCCTGAAGGCTCTTTTAGCCAAGAGCGCACCCGAGCCAGGCCGACCCACAACAGAACCTAACAACGAAAACAATGAAACTAACAAGTAAGGAAATCGAGGACGAGCTGGAGAGAGAAATTCAGCAGTCGGCAAAGAAGCAGCAGCGACGTGTGCGTCGCGCAGTAAACCCACAACGTGGATTTGGCTGTTAAGTAGTAATATGTTTTAAATCAGATAGAAAATGAAGCAAACAAGATTCACCCCGATTGAGACCTGCGGCCTGCAAGTACGCGAGCCACAGGAAGGACAGACAGAGAGCCGCACCATTGAGGGCACTCCAATCGTATTTGGCGTGCGCAGCGTGAACCTCACACCTTGGAGCGACACTCGCGAAGTCTATGAGGTATTGGAGCCGGGATGTATCACAAACGATCTCTTGCAGCGGTCAGATGTGATTCTTAATCTTAACCACTCCAATATGGTACCCGACGTGCTGGGGCGTTGTCGTGACGGCAAAGGTACTCTCTCTCTCGAACTTCGGGAGAACAAGATAGGTTGCCGCTGCGAACTGCCACGCACTAACAACGCAGATGACGCGCTGGAACTAATGCGCCGTGGCGACATCACTGGTATGAGCTTCGCGTTTACTGACGACTACCAGGATAGCGAGAATGGTGTGTCGTATGAGCGTACCGACGAGAAGACCGAGGACGGAAAGGAAGTATGGCTGCGCCATGTAAAGCGCATCACTGGCCTCTATGACGTTGCCATCGTGACCCATCCAGCCTACGAGCAGACATCAGTAGGTACCCGTGAGGCCAGCGACGAGATCGAAAAGGCTATAGACGAGCAGCTGAAGCGCGAGGTCGGACATCAGGAAACCGACGATGAGCGAGAAGCCCGCGAGGCCAAGGAGCGTGAGGATCGCGAACTCGAAGAGCAGGCCGAGAAGGCACGCGTGATGCAGATGCACCGTCTGCGTAGTCAGCGACGCCACATCATTGAGAATGTGATTAATAAATTATAGTTTAACTTAAAATTTTAAGCGTTATGAAAAAGGATTTGACCTATTGCCAGAACCGACATCACGAGATTCTGGTGGAGCTCGACAAGATGGACGAGCTCATCGAGAGAGAGAACCGCGCCTTCACTAAAGAGGAGGTGGAGAAGTACGAATCCCTGATGCGTGAGGACAATCGTCTGAACGGCATCATCGAGGGAATGCTGACCGGGAAAAAGCTGGAGGAGCACCGCGAGCGCAAGGCTAAGAGCCAGATTCTGCGCGAGCTCTTCATAAAGTGCCGCGAGGACAAGGTTGCTCTGGCCGAGGATATGCACGATCGTGAGGCTGCCAACAGCACCACCATCCTGCTGAACCCTGCCGC